GCCAACAATTGTAAAGGTTGATGTCTTTTGGTACGTAAACGTTGAAACCGTGTTTAGCCATCAGATTCAATGACTGAACAAAGTTGTTGTATTCTGCTACGTGCTTGGAACAGATGGTAGAACCATTGTTACAGCGTGTAATGCAGTCTCGAGCAGTGATCACAATTGGCTGTTCCTTAGAACAGTCAGTATGTGAATAAAAGACCAGTGGTGCTAAGCGAAGCTTGTGTGTTGCATACACTGGCATAGGTGGTGTTAAGAATGCATGCTTATTGATGTAAAGGGCTGAGCCATTAGGACCAATAAGATGTTTTTGTTTGTGTGTGTCAAATCTGCAAACTAAAGCATTTGCAGGGTAGACATCCACATTACAGTTCCAAAACATAGACAAGCCATCCTGTATGTTCTTTTCGTAGTCAGAAGTGTATTTCAACTTCTGAACACGTGAACTTACGGGCTGCATGTCATAAAACTTGTAAGTTACACCTTGCTTATGGACAGCTTTAATGCCCTTAGGATTACCAATGTCATAGACAGTGGTGGCCTTTGTAGTTGTAAGCAAGATATCTAAGTAATTAGCCTGTACAAGACGACAAGCTTTGTTAAGAGCATCATTCTCAGCAGAAACAGGGAATGTTAGGTCCCAGTCTACATTAGAGAAGAGCATATGGATTGCAAGACATATGGTCATTTCTGCATCAGAAGATGCCACATGTGCATTTTTATGATAGTGACAGATAGGGTCATGGTTACTAGATAAACTGCCTGTAAAACCCCAATTGGCTACATCAACCAAGAAGGGATTGTAGACATATTCTAAACCATGAAAATGATGTTTACAACCGAAGGTTGTGCCATTACTATTGGTAAAACTAGCACGCTTGCCACATTCACATGGCATGTCTGGTCCTAGTTTAACAAAGTAACGCATAGTTGAAAGTTCTAGTTGATGAGCCCATGTTACTAAGGTTACATACTCAGATTCCTGAGTTGTTTCTGCAAGTAACTGGACAATCTTTGGTCTTATAGAAGTCCATGGTTTACCATTTTTCATGTCCTTCTTAAGATGAGAAAACTGTGCACCAGGTGGTATTTTAGCTACTACAGAGTCGCTGCAAGTGCCACTCTCAGTAACCCAAAGACCTTCTGGTTGTACAGAAAAGTTGTGACCTGTGCTAAAACCTAACTGAAGTGGTAAATTTGTACCTGTGTTAGGCTTAACAGAGTGTGCTGCTTCTACATCAAATCCTATCCAGGAATTGACATACTTTTTACAATCTTGCTTACTAAGGAACATAGAATGGTAATGGTCAATGTTTGTTGACATGATCATACCAAGTCCTGACACAAGATATTTGTAACTAATAAGTGTATTGTCTTCTACACCAACTAATTTGGCGAGAGGTTCTTGAACTTTATAATCTTGGCCTACATCATTCCACGTCAATGCATATTGAGGTGGTAGACCATTATAGTTGATAGCACAGCGTTTGAACAAGGAAGTCAGCCCGGTACCACCAGAGCCCGAACGAGTACTCGAACGGTTTTCATCCTCTAGAGATTGGACCAGGGGTTGAGTACTCTTCCCCATTGTGAGGTACCTCACAACTTCGCCATCCAACTCCTCAAACTCCAGCTGTTGGTAAAGTTCGTCACAATTGCGGAAGACTACGAGGATCCCAATTTTCGCTCGTGTCAGTGCAACATTGAGACGTGCCATGTTTAATGCGTGTCCTGAGTCAGTGGTAACACAGAATACAACATAGTCATATTCAGAACCCTGAGAGGAATCAACGGTTTGAGTATTAAACCCAGCCATGGCTGCTTTAACATTCATGGCATTGTAGGGTGAAATGAATGTTGAGTTAGACCAGCGTTTATATTCTTTAAACGCCAAGGCAAAATCTAACTGTGGTTGATTGTACGCAGAACAACCTTCATAACAGATATCAGAGTTACCGTTGTTAACAACAACTTTGTAACATTGTTTAGAAGGAGGTTTTGCACTTAGTAATTTCTTTTCATAGACAAGCTTTGAGACAGTGTACACGATCTCTGCTGGACAGCGGTAGCAGATGTTCAACATAACATCGGCTCCTGCTTGAACCATTATTGACGTGACCACATTGTAGTCCACAGGTGCTAGTTGACCATTTGTTAACATAGTACGTGGTGATGGTAATTGATACGGATCACCTACATACACGATATGATTGTATGACAAACGAGCATTCACAGAGGAAAGTTCATAGTTTGTCAACATTGAAATTTCATCAACTACTACAATATCACATTTGATGTCGGGTAAGGCATTTATTGTAGAGAAGATGTACTTTGCAGTTGTATTGTTAACAACAAAGTCAGAGAAGCATTCAACTGTAGTGCGCGTGGGTACAATACGTGAACATTGTTCTCTGGGCAGTGTTTTAAAAGCTTTTTCACACAGAGCATCTATAGCTGCATGTGAAGATGCAGTGTAACAGACTCTAGCATTTGGGAAGTATTTTGCCAATCCTATGGCAAAAGTAGACTTTCCAGTGCCAGGTGGTCCGAGTACTGTAGTAATCTTCTGCTTGGATATAGCATCATACGACTTAAAATGTGCCGAATAAAATGCTGCATCAGAAGGAGAAGCATACTGTTGTGGTTTAGTGTAGTTTGTCTGTGCCAACATTGGTGGTGCTGACAGAGGAGTAACTACATGTGACATTAGAACAAGTGCATCACCTACTTGAAGCTTGTAGGTTGATGTTGCTTTATATGAATAAGAGTCTCCATCACATTTCATGAGAATGTAATCACCAACTTGGGTTTTACCATTTTTGTTAAAATGATAACCTGTGAAGATATGATTCTTAGTGATAGGAGGTACTTTCTTATTATATTCCCAAGTAAGTTTAATGAGCTTAGAGTCATAAACTTCCTTGACAGTAGCTGTAGCATAGGAACGCTTAATAGCTTCTTCCTTAGCTTTAATTGTTTCTGCAGCGAACAACATCAATGGTATAGGGGCCCTATTAGCCATTTGATATGGTTCGATGGTTGTATAATCAGACGTTGCAAGCTGGTTAAACAAGTCTATGTCATCACTGCCACGTGCTGTGTGACGGTAGATACCAAAGACTGTACCATTAGCAACTATAGGTATACACAAAACTGGTTTGTGTGTACGACAATAAATAGCTGTTCCTGAGATGAACAGTTCTTCAACATTGTCTTCATTACAATTCTCAACACTACAGATGTAGTTGTTGATAGCAATGACGCGTTTGTGATCTGTGCGTGTTACATGGTTGTAACAACAGACACAGCAAAGTAAAGGTCGTCTGATACATTCACCGCAGCGCAGGATCGTAGGCGAGCCGCACACTACACATGCTCCCGTTGCCTGTAAAACAGGTGCCTTGGCATACATATCAGAGTAAAAGTTTTCCGTGACAAAATTATTGATGTAGGACATATCAGTGGATGTTTGAAAAGCATCCATGATACCATCCTGCAGCTCATTTGCCAACTTTCTAATATAGTCAAGGAGTACGTAGAACACCTTGCCTTTCTTGTTATCCACTTTAGTAAGTGGGTATGCATCTATTGCTAATGAAATGTACCTCTCCAAGTTTTGTACTGGATCAGTCTTTTCATTTTCATTAACAAAGAGACAAGCTCCTAATATGCGTGACACATCAGGATAAGGATAGTAACAGGCTTCACCATCAGTTTCTGCTAAAACAGTGTGCTGTGAGCAGAACTCATGGGGACCTTTACTCATATCTGTTTCAACCCAACATTTACTGTCAGACATGTAAACGTTGTTCTGGTAAAATAGGACGTCTCTAAAGTCGTCCAAATCAGCTACCATGCCAGAAGCTGCGGCAGTTTGATCTATACAAGCAACACCATCATCTGAGAGAATCATCAACCCGAAGTACTTCTGGAGATGTTCATAGAAGGATTGTATTGCTGTAGTATCATTTGAGTTTCCTCTGTAGATATCATCATAGATTTGGCGGTGCAAACGCATAACGTCGACATCTTGATGAGTTGCTGCAGAGGTAGACATAAATCTCGCTATATTAGCAGAG